ATCAAAGTACACTTTCTTAAATGTAGAACCAGTAAGTGGTAGATAAAACAACATTTGATCTGTGTCTTGATCGTATTCCTCCATGACTTCAGTAATCTGATAGTTCATGTAATCTTTTATTCTTTGTGCTTGATCTTCTGTTTCTTTTGTAGCAATACCGAGTATCTGTGTCTTTACTGGACCGCCACTTGGTAACATTTCTTTGTATGCTTGTGATTGAAACTGTGTTGTAGCCTCTGATAAAAGTGGATGTGTTACACCACTTGCACCAAGAAACGGATCACTTCTGTCCTCGTAATTGATGCCAAGCAAGTTTAAACCTTTGGCAATAGCCTCTTCCCAATCTGATCTTGATTCTAAATCTTCTTTTACCTTTGATTGTAGATCAGATGCAATAGATGCCAACACACCATCTTCTATAACTTCTGCAAGGTTAGCATCGTGATTATAAGGCTCTGCTACGATAGGTACTTCTTCTTCACCAGTGTCTAACTCTACACCCTCTGGTAATTCGTCTACATCATCTTGTATTGACACAGCAAGTTGTTCTTCTATGGTCATAGGTGCTCCACCTGCTCCCATAGACTTTTCAACCATACCCGCTATTTCTCTTACTGGATCTTGTTCTGCCATTAACTTGCCTTTCTTCTAAGGTCTATATAACCACCTTTTGCTCTAAAAGTAAACTTACCTTCTGCTATCTTTCTGCCAAGAGAACCCTTGGATAGATCGATAACTCCTTGTACTGGTAGATTTAACGAGGCTGTTGGACCGTTTGGATTCTTAATATTTTTCATTTCAAAGATTCTATCTCTGTCAACATTTGCACCTGCTGCTTCAAATCTTTCTATTAATGCCTGCATGACAGAGCCGTATGTTCCCACAGCAAAAGCATTGGGGCCTTTTGCTCGTATACCAGAGTCTTCTATTGCTCTTGGGAAGTATAAATCTTTTCTGTGTGGAAGAACAACTCCCTCTATCGGTCTGCCATATAATTGTTCAAATCTAGGATCTGTTACTTGATGTATTAAAGAGTGTAATAATCCTCTTGCTGTTTGTGCTTCGTTTGCATTGTGTGGTGCTCTATAGTATGGTTGATTATTTATTACATGGTCACGAACTCTTTCTAAGGCTGCTTTTAGTTCTTCTGGACTATAGTTATAATTTTCTGCATTTTGATCGATGTACTCTTTCATCTTATCAAATCTTCGATCAATCTCAGCGTCATCTGTAGCACCTACTTCATTATCATCTCTTTGTTTTTTGAGTTCTCCTCTTCTATAAACAAGTTTATCTGCTTCTTTTGCTATTCTGTCCGCTCTTTCTTTGTCACCTTCCATGTAACCTCTATATGCTTGTGTGGTAAGAAGTTGAAAAAAATTACCCATTGTAGGATCTGGAGTAAGAGAATAACTAACTCCAGCACCATGATCCTCGTTTTTATATCCGACTGGTTTTAAAAGAGTTTCCATTACAAAAAGATTTTTACCTAATTGGTCGCCCGCTGTCATAAAACGCTGTAATGGATTCATTGACCTTTCTATTGTTTGTTGTGGTAGTTCATTTGGAGTTTGGTCTCTAACTCCTAACCGAACACCAACAGGATAAGTTCTTTCTCTATTTAAGATTGAACCCATTAATATTTTCTTTTTAAGTTTATCTGGGTTATCTAAACCAAGTTTTTTCTTATATTTCTCAACTGTTTGTTTACCTACAGCTGTCTCTTTTTCATCATCAATCAACTTCATATATTCTTTGTAATTACCATCTTCTGGAACAAAACCTACTTTATCAGTTACTTCATCTATTGCTTTTGATAAGATTTTTTCGACATCTTTCATAACATTATTTGGTAAAGCATCTTTTATTTTTTGCGTAACATCCTCATAATTAACTTGACTTGAGTGACCATTTACAAAACCAAGATTGTCGGTTATATATGTTAAATCATCATTATTGTCTCTGTAATTATCATTTATGCTAGACTCCATGATACCAGTAAAATCTATCTTATCGATCACATCTTTGTGTTTTCTAACAAGTTCTGAGGCAACTCTATGTTTAATCAAATCTAGTGCTTTTTCATTTATAGCTTCGTGCATTGCGTCTGATACTGAAATATTAAGTGCCTTTTCAACAGCATCTCTTACAAGTTCTTGATCTCCGTCTCGACTAGCTCTTCCGTAAAAGCCATCACCCGCTCTATCACGGCGGAAACCATGTGAAGCAAAAACTTCATTGTTTTCAAAATAATCGTAGTATTTACCTTCTTTTACAGAGTTTTCTTGCATTAACTGCGAAATATCGTCTCTTAGACGTTCTATTGGATCTCCGTTAAAACTTCTTGCGTAAGTTCTAGTTAACTTTTGATCTTCTTCACTTCTGCCTAAATCATAAGTAACAGAGTTCTTTGAGTACCTACGATCTGCTCTTATATCTTCTTTTCCTCTAGCTCCTTGTCTTAACTGCTCTCGATTCTCGTTTACACCAACTCGTCTAGGATTAAACTCTTGAGAATACTTTTCTCTATTTTCTGAAGATACTGTTGAAGCAAAAGGCATATGTTTCATAAGAAGACTAAAAACATCCTTACCTTCTTCATATTGTTCTATGTTTTTATCATATCTAAATTTACTAAACTTACCCTTTCCAGTGTCCTCAAAACTATTTGGAACATAGATTCTATGTCCAAGTTCAAAAGATCTATCTTGATTTGTACTAGCTTTCATAAATTTATTTGGTTTAACTAATCCATCATAAGCAAAACCTCTATCACCACCTTGCCCACCACCAGAACTGTCTGCATATCTTTCATACTTGTCTCTGAACCTAGCTTTACTGGCATCTGGATTTGACTGTGTGTCTTGTGTGTAACCGTCTATGTAACCCGCCATCTCATTAAATAATCTTATGACCTCTCTTCCATAAGTATCCTTTGCTACTTCAGGTGCTCTTCTAAACATATCAGGTTCTGTCTGAAGGAATCTAGGTCTTCCTTTACTAACAAACTCAAAAGCACCTTCTGAAGTTACTATGAAACCATCTAGGTCACCCAACTGTCCTTCTTCTTCTAAATTCTCTATCCTCTCTTTTGCTTTTTGAAAAAAATCTTCGTAGTCACTTTCAGAGAACAATGTTCTTTCAATAATTTCGTCAAGTCCGTTTAATTGTTCTTGTTGATTATTTTCGTCTATTAATTGTCTAAAACTAATTCTCTTCGCAGTCTTACCTCTTTCATCTTCTATTCTTTTGATTTCATTTTCTGCTTGTAGTCTTACATCTGCTGTATTACCAAACCTTTCAAGATAATCAGTTACAATACTGTTTCGCTCTGCGTCACTTAAAGGTTTTGTGAGTGTTAGATTAGTTTTCCTTCTTTGATTAAAATATTTTTTCATACGAGGAATAACTTCTTTTTTAAACTTAAGTAAATCCTCTAATCCTATTTCTGTGAATTTTTCTAGCTCTTGTGGTGCTCTTTCAGTTAGTCGAAAAGTATCTATGAATATTTGATTTTTGTTAATTTGATCGTCAAGCATGTTTAATTGTTTGACAGCTTCATCAAACTTTTTCTTTTTGTCTCTTAGATCTACATCAAATTGTGAAGGTGCGTCATTGTCTGGCATGTTTTGATCCATGTCATCCAAGACATCTATCTTATTTTTTTCACTTGGTGTAAGAAGTTTATGAGCTCTAAGATTGTCTCTTGTTGCTCTAAGATTTTTAACACGCCTTCTATCGGTAAAACCAGTTCCACCTAGTAAAGCAGCTTTTCTTGTAAGATATGGGTCGTTCCCTTTGAGAGCCATGTCTATAGAACCAGATAGTAACTCTGGAACACCTCCAAACTTTAAAGCTAAATCATATTCTGGCTTTGAAAAATCAAGAAGATTTTCGTAAGTTCTTGTTATGTCTGATTGATTTTCTTCTAATACAGCGTAAAGTTTTCCGTCTATGCCCTCAACAATCATGGCTCTAGTATAACCAAAACCTTTGTTATAATAATCGTGAATACCTGGAAGTTTTAACTCCACTGCTGCACCACGGCGGTCTCTCGCAGCAGCTTCATCAAGCCTTTTTTCTATTGTGTGAGTTCCATCTGTTTTTTGTTGGAAAGTTTTTATAACTGGACTTTTAGTTAAATCACCAGCCGTAAACCTGTCTTGATCTGGATTTTTAGCAATAATACTTATCTTATCAAACTGGTAGTCTTTTGGATCTGCTGGTGTGTTTTGTCTATTATAGCTGTAACTCTCTTCACCTGTGCTTTGATTTCGATCAATAGTTTCTTTGATTGTAGGTACACCACCGATTGTAAATGAATTAAATATTCTCTGACTCCCATAACCCAAAGCAAGTTGATTTGTACCCTCTGGATTAAAGTTTGGATCTGTTAAAAAATCAGCCATCGCTTTAGGTGCGTTTGTAAATACGGCTTGATCTGGTGGTAAGTTTGTGTTTTTCTCTGTTCTAACCTCTAATCTAACAGTAGGTCTCATCCTATCAAACTGATTAATGATCTCTTCCATGGTCTTTTTTTCGTTGTAGTTTCTTACAAGATACTCTTCCAGACCAGAAGTAAACGCTTCTCCACCCTTATAGTGCGTAATTCTTGGTTTTTTAGCATCATCGTTATCAAACTTAACAACTTCATCTTTTACAAACACTGGAACAGTGATCGGGATTCCTAATTCTTTTATTCTAGGAACTGCTTCATAATCTGGTGTTTCTCTGATTTTAGGATTGCCTTTTTTATCTTTGATTGGATTGCCTTGCCTATCCAGTAACGGTGTTTTATTTTTTGGTGCAGTTTTTACAAGTTTACCAAATTCTTTTTTCTCTTCTGGAGTCAAATCGTCTTTTGGTCTGTATCTTTCTTCTGCACCCTCAACAGTAGATGTTCGAACTTTACCAAGAAAACCAACTGATCCCTCTATATTTGTGTCTTGAGAACGTAAGTAATCGTAAAGTTCTCTAACTTTTATGGGTGTTTTAAGACCTTTTTCTTGTGCAAACTTAGCGAGTTTTATTCTTAACGGAGACACCACTGGATCTTCTGTCTCTCGTAATCTATCCTTGTTCTTAGATTTATTTATAGCTTCATTTATTCTTGCTACTCTTTGATTTTCTATTAAATCTAAGTCTCCTTGTGACGGATTAGGTCCCAATGCTCTCGTAGCATTTTCTGCTAATCTGTTTGCATACTCTTCAATAGATTTTACTTCGTCTATAGCAATTTTTTGTGATTTAGGATTACCAACTGAGTCACCCTCAAGATCTTTACTAAAGAAAGATAGATTCTCATCAATATCTGGATCTTTGTCTGTGGTGATTTCTATATTCTTTTCAACTTTATCTTTGACAGTTAACTGTCCACCACCCTTGCCTGCCGTCTCATTCAACAAAATCTCTGCGTCTGTCTTTGGTGCAGTGTCCATTTTAAATCTAGCAAAGTCAGGTCCAGATAAAGTCGCGGCATTTTGAATTGCTACCTGCATACCAGGCGGCATCATACCTCCACCTCCGAAAATATCGCCAACTAGAGTTTGTATACCTGCATACGCATCTGGTGTTCTGCCTGCAATTTCAAGAGCACCACGAAAACCACCACCCATCGTGCCACCAAGAACCACACCTTCTAGTAATCTGTCGGCAACTTGCTCACCAGTATACTCACCACCAGTCAAGGCAGTCGAACCAACGACCACGCCTTCTTGCAATCCTTCGGTTCCACCCTCAAACGCCACAGACTTACCAATGTTTCTTCCAACCGCTCTGGCTGCGTCAACAAAACCCTCTTCACCAAGTCTTTTTATTAGGTCTTTACCAGTAATTTCTAGTAATTCTTCTCTTGGAATCACTCTTCCAGCACCAAATCTGTCCAAAAGTGCTATCAAAGTACCCGCTCCGATAGCCACAGAATCGTTATAACTACCAGTTTTTTGCTCCATTTCTTCGGCAACTTCACCAGTTCCCACAATTCCAGAGCCTAAAATGGTCGCTCCACCTATCAAAGCTGCGGCTGGTACACTAAAAGGTGCAGTCAAAGCAGATGCCAAACCACCACCAAGTGCAA